TTTATGCTTTCTGATTAGCTACAGCTTGAGGGTTAAACTTAGCCTGGATTGCGCGGAAGAAATCTGGTCCTAACGCTGCCACAGTTTTTGCGTCAATTACGTACTCACCGTCACTAAGTTTGGCAGGTATAGAGTCAGAAGTACCAGTGCCTGCGCCAGATACTTTTCCCCCTGTTGCCAGTCCGCTAGGACTCTCTGTTGCATTACCTCCGCCAATAGTACCTGCCATATCATCCATACTCATAGAAGAAGGATCAGTACCATTGGAGATAGTTTGATTCAGAGTATCTAGGACAGCTGTAGGATTATTATCAGCTGCCTGCGCAGTTCCAGGTTCTGCAGCTTGTGTACCTCCCATAGCATTACCTAGCACTGAAGCCAAGAGAGATTGTTGGGCTGTAGGAATACCGGAGATATGAGAAGCTATCATTCCCAGAACTGGGTTAGCGACTGTTAGCATACTCATGCCGATAGATCCTAGGACTCCGCCCACATCCACAGGAGTTCCGGCATTCTGGTTAGGGGCGGAGACAGTACCCATCTCCTGATTAATCTGCTTAGCACCTCCACTAGATCCAGTAGCTCCACCAGTTTTCTTTATATCATCAGTAGGAGTTGTAGAATCTACCAGACCTCCGTCTGCAAACTTAAGCCAGTCTCCCACATCCGAGAGTCCGCTAGAGATACTATCCCACAGAGAAGATCCTAACTCTCCAGCTCCAGAACTTGTTACAGCTCCTGTGACAGCATCTCCAATACTAGATGCTACTGAGCCTGTGGCGCCTGTCGGTAAGTTAACACCTTGCTCCAGATTCTGTAAAACTCCTAGAGCTGGGGAGTTAGAAGCTCCACCGCCTAGCAGAGAATCTAACATACCAGTAGATGCTTCAGATGCTTTATCTGAGAGTTTCTTCAGCAGAGGAGAACCTAACTGCATTGTTGCCATCGAGCCTACAGTAGATCCGATACGCTCAGGAGAGAATGCTCCAGGAACTTTAGTTGTCTTGGTATCTCCAGAGCTAGTAGTTGTCTGTCCTGCATATTTAGCTAGGAGATTACCAGCAACTTCACCGCGCCCGAGAGCTAAGGAAGTATCTCCATATGCTGACATTCCCGCTGCGTGAGATGCTCCAGCTAACGGTGCCATCTCTTGAGCTATCAACGCATTGAGCTGGTCCTGAGTGACGTTAGATCTAGTGGTGGTAGTTGCAGGAGATGTGGTAGTTTCCTGCTGTGTGCCACTAAATAATCCTAGCAAGGCATTCAAAGATCCAATCGAGTCTACTTTAGCAATAGGCATTATTTAACTCCAGTTTTTGCTTTAATCATCTCAGTGAAGAATGGCATCACATTTGTGATAGCTCTCTCACCGAATAGGAATCCTAGAACTAGGAAGTTAACTATCCAGAACGCATTAGATACTACAGGATCTGTCAGTTTCCAAAGTCCGCTAAATACTCCATAGTCCAGATAGAGAGTTGCGAAACCCCAGGCTGGTCTCTGTGCACCTCGCAAGAAGATCATGAGAGTTCCCACATATGGGATACCTTTCAGATCCGCCGCAGATCCTTCGTACATAGCAATGCGATCTGATAGATCTTTCTCAGCCTCCTGCTGGGCTTTAGAGAACTCAACAGATTTCTGTAGCTCAATATTCTGGGCTGCAAGAGCCAACTGAGCTTTCTGCTCTGGTGACATATCAGGAGGTAGATAGGCCTTAATACCTTCCAGTATTGTTTGTCCTAGTCCACCTGTTGCTGCGTTAGCTAATGCATCAAAGAAGCTCATGCTATTCCTACACCTCTTGGGTCAGTTAGTCCGGTAGCGTATCCACCATCTGATAGTAAGGATAACACTTGACCCTTCTGAGCACTACCGGGGATACTATTCCATGAGATATGAATCCAAGTATGTTCCAAGATTAGTTGGTCCCATCCTATAACTTCCTTATGCTTCATAAGTTCCTGAGCTATGCGAGTAGGTGAGCCGAAAGCTGGACACACAAAATCTACTGCCTCCCCCTTAATATGTTGGGAAGTAGACTTAGATCCTAGAGCTGCATTGAGAGAAGGACAGCGATACCAGCTATCTATACTGATAGGACGATTACCTAGGGCGGCCCGCACCTTCTCAAGTTTCACGGCTGTCTTGGTAATGACTGGTATTAGTTCTAGAGGGATGCTATTATCTATCCCTTTCCGCGCCGCAGTATCAGACTTAGAGGCTTCTTCTAGGTAAAAATGTTCGGTTAGTTGCATGATTTATAACTCAGGTTTGAAAGATAACAAAGAGGTTCCGAGAGCATAGCCTACTTTTTGGCTAACTGTTCCAGGAGCTGCAGATATAAGGCCTGCAGTGTTAGATAAATAATAGGTAGTTCCAACTGTGAGGCCAGAGACAAGAGTGCTAACTCCTCCCTCTATAAACTCCCCAAACTCGCCGGCCGCAATGGTAGTGGTACTCCAAGCTCTTGCTGGTTTCCCGGCCGCTGCTGCCGAAGCATTCCTAGCTCCTATAACTCCAGAGCCTATGTCATAGAAGTTAACCATAGCGCCAGCAGTTATAGCCTCACCAGCTTTAGCATATATCCGAGTTAGATTCTTTACCATATGTCTCGAGACTGAAGAAACTGCTGACCAGTATGCTTGGTCCTCACCTAGCGCGCCAGTATAAGTATCTATCGCCCCTTGTAGGACTTTGATACCATTCCGCAGTTTCAGGTTATCTACATACACCTCCGGGTATTTATCTGAAGGTATCTCTGGTATAGCTGATATACCTGTGTTAGTGGAGTATCCTGGATTCTGTGCCATTATCGTTTCCCATTAATGTGGAACTGGAGAACAACTGAGTCCATAATAAATCCACCTTGCACTAAGAGAGAGTGATTGATGCCGGTAGCTCTACATCCATACTCTCTCGTAAGTCCTGAGGAATAGGTAAGAGCTGGAGTTGATTTCACAGTATTCTTTCCGTCTAGTGCAGTGAGGACAGTTACATCGAAGTTCTGCCCAGATCGAGTTGATTCCAACGCAATTGTGTCTAGTGTCATCATACGCGCGCGCACATGCTGGTACTTCCCTAGCAAGAGAGTTCCCTGAGATAGTGCATGCCCGATATTAAAATCTACTGTGACAACGGATCCATCAGCTCTTAGGAAAGCAAAACTCTCCTTAGGAGCTTCCAGGATTCCGGCAGTTGCTAGATGGTAAGTGAAACACTGTACATGATCTATCTTAAGCTTGCCGTACCGCTTAGTTATCAGATCCAGGACCAGAGCATGAGTCAGCTTATTGATACCATAAGACATCACCAGATACCTATCTACAACTACCGATAGCTTCTTGGTCATCGTAGAAGATAGGACATACTGAGTAAACTCTTTAGTGGAGTCATCGAAATCTTCGAAGTATCCTCCAGAGATGAAATCAGTTATCTCAGTATACATAGTCTGAGTCTGCTGAGTGTTAATCAGTTGCAGGCCAGATGTTGTGTATGCATATAAGCCTGAGGTGTTAGCATCCCAGGTTACATAGTCCATGTTAGTAAGCCCGCCAGAGTTCACAAGTTCCTTAAACTGGAAAGGATAACGAGTGTTATTCTGATAGATAGCTGCTACACAGTTATCAGCGGTACCTACAATAAACCCAAGAGTTATGGGTGCACATAAGTTAATAGCGCCTCTGGCAGATTCTACTGGACCACCCCCAGCTCCTGTAAGTAGAGATGGATTAAAGTCTGTAGGATCTACGGTGGAAGACCATGCAACCATTGCAGCTAGAGGTTTAGTTGTCAGTGTAACTCCTGCAGCTGAGGCTGTGGCAGGGTTGCTTATTATTACAGTAGTACCTCCCAGAGCTACGATTGTGGTACTATCTGGTATGCCAGCTCCAGTGATAACTGCACCTGCAGTCATACCAGTTATACTAGCCACAATTACAGCTGTATTTCCTACAGTGGTTGTTCCGGTAGTAGCTACACCTGCAACACCCTGAGTCCAGGCAATCATATATCCCATCGAGTATGTGATACCAAGAACTCGACTAGCTACCAGACCTTTAAGAGTTACAGATATGAGTGTACTAGATGCAAAGTCATAAGTAAAGCATCCATAATTTGCAATATAGATATAAGCAACACCTGCTACGTAAGCAACAGTTACATTACCAGGAAACGTGGTTCTTATATATACCCAGGGCGCGCCAGAGCCGTCGGAGATATAGAAATCATTACCTGTGCTATACGACATAACTCCGAGAAATGCCTTATTATCAGCATAGTCTCGGAGTAGGAATATATCAGAGAATCCTGACATGCCAGGAATAGGAGGTAGCTGCTGCTTATAACCTACAGACTGCAAACCTTCCTGATGTGGCATCACATTGTGGCAGTAATAGATTTGCGGGATTCCCTTGTCCTTATCCAGATCCTCTGTAGAGAAAGCAGTGCGCACATAGTTCTGATCCTGTTGAGGAACAATAACTGAGCGGCCCCAGTTCTCAGAAAGAAAAGGGAAAGACTTAGCAGAGAGGTTTCCTCGGTAAGTGATTTGTCCCATATTATGCCTGTGTACCTACCACAGTTCCATCAAAGTCTGATATCGGTGCAGAGTTCTTAACCCGTAACTTACCCACAGAGTCTACCCAAAGATGGTAAGAACCTAAGACAATGTGGGCGCCATTCCAGCCGGAGTTTCCCACACTATCTGCCACGATAACATTGCCAGATACTTGACCTAAAGATCCAACACCAGGTTTAAGATATAGTGATCCGCCAGTTGCAGCATACGATGGGTTAGCGTCTTGCCCACGCACATTCGCAGACACTGGAGCTGATAAGGTAACTGGATAAGTATTTACTGGAGCAATACCTTGAGGTATAAGTTTCCAGGCAGTAGAAGCTGTATAGTCTCCTGCAGATACCTGCACTCCATCACCAAGATTATTAGTGATACGTGCATATTTATAGGTAGGTAGAGTGCTACCTCTTGGAATGTTTAGTGTTGCCATATTACTTTCCAGGTGGGCTCATATGTAGGAGAGAATAGATGGTTGCAATACCTGCACCAATAGTACCTAACCACTTAGCTGCGATGCCTAGGTATTTTAGAACTTTAAAGAATGTCTTCCCAAGCTCTAGTATGTCTTTTATCTCTTTGGTAAGCTCAGTATTCTCTTTTAGAGATACTCTGGTTTCCTCGTGAGATGCACGATTCTCCTCGATAAGACTCTGCATACTATTCATACGATCCTCGCCTTCATCTAAGCGTGAGTGGATTGCATTTATATCTTCTTTGGTAGCTACTTGTTCCACGAAAAACTCCCCTATTTAAGCGTCTGGGAACTGCGTAGTTGGCACAGTAAATCCAGATGTGTATCTAGCAATACCTTTAGTAAGGCGAAGATCATCCAAGTTACCCACTAGGTAGTAATCAGGGTATGCACCGAACTGACCTATGACAAGAGATTGAGTAGAGTCTACCGTACCTATACCAGTAACAGTAGAGTTAGTTCCCTCCAGAACACCGTCAGTAAAAGCGTAGATGTTTCCGCCAGATCTAACTATAGCAATATGGTGCCAGTTTCCATCTGTGACAGTGGTAGTACCTGCAGCATAGTATTGAGTTCCACCTACCCAGAAACCTCCCTGAACCTTTCCAGTAGAGTTGATAGCAAACCAAGGTCCACCTCGATCTCCAGTAGAACCATCTGCAGGACATTGCATCAAGATAGTTCCATAGGCGGCAGGATTAACAGTACCTCGATACCAGCATTCAGCTGTCCAGTCTCCTGTACCCAGAGTCCAATCAGGAGAGTCAGGAGTATATAAGTAAGCTGCACCAGGGAAAGAGAAGCTACCGGACCCGAACTTCTTATTAGTAGTATCAGATCCTACAGCTCCTGAGATTGTCATCCCGTGACCTTTAACATCTGTGGTCGTAGTATTGAAGTGCATCAATAGAACAACATTATTAAAGTATGGATCATTAGCAGATGCCGAAGATTTATTCATCAGCATCATTACTCGTCTTAGCATCTCGCTCATACAGCAGCTACACAGCGCCACTTAGATGTAGCAGTGTTCCATATGAATGCAACTGCCAGCATTGCAGTTCCAACTGTTGTTGTTGGCAATGTGACTGTGCTAGATTCAAAAGAGGTTCCCCAGGTAATTGCAACTGCCGCAGTTCCTGTAATCTCAATAATCAGACACTGATTATCTACAGGTGTACCTGATAGACCTGAAGTCATCGAGGTAATTGCAACTGCCTGAGCAGTTAGCTTATAGATATCTACAGTGTCAGTATTGATTGTAGGAGTTGCAGAGGATGTAGTAGATCCAACCCGAGGGGAGATTCGTTTGTTTGTTAGATTCTCAGAGCCTGCTGGTGTGGTGTAATCAGTTCCGGCGATTGCGGCAGTAAGAGCGTTGGCGCCATTACCTTTTGCAACTCCTGAGATAGTACCTATCGGGGCCTGATAGTCAGTACCTACTACTGCAGCTGTGAGAGCGTTAGGTCCATTACCCTTAGCTAGCCCTCCTATAGTCCCGATAGGTGCTTGATAATCGGTGCCAGCTACTGCAAGAGTTAGCGCATTTCCAAGACCTTTAATCATTCCTGTAACTAATGTAGTCAGGGTGATAGCTGGGGTAGTTGATGGAGTAGCTACAGTACCTGCGAAACCATTTGCTGATACTACAGAGGCAGAAGTTACAGAACCACCGCCGCCCGCTGTTGCATTAATAGTTACCTGGTTTGCATCAGCAGCAATAGTAATACCAGATCCAGCCACTAGAGACTTAAATGGAAGGTTAACACCAGATTTGGTTGCAGCTAGTCCAGTGCCTGTACCTAAGTTAGAGGAGGTGTTAGCTTCTCCTGAACCTCCACCTGAGCCTGTGATACCAAGATTAGCTCTGGCAGTTGCAGCATCCGAGGCGCCCGTACCTCCAGCAGATACAGGAATTACGTCACCAGCAATGAATTCTCCCAAGGCAACTGCATGCCCTGAGGTCTTATAAGATTTAAGTGGTATAACTTCTGTAGTCATTACTGGATCTCTTTGGGAACTTGAGCTGCTTGAGCTACCTGGATCTGCTGGTTAATAGAGTTAATAACTGGAGCTACTTCTCCATAAGGTGCAAGCATCAGAGCTTTACTAATAACTGCCAATTCCTGTTGATTCAGGGTTAGTGTAACTGTTTGCATATTAGGTGCCATAGTAAGGAATACGATAAGGAATGCCATTAAAGGCAACTGTAAGGAAACCAACAGGATTAGCTGGTAAAGTTCCAGATCCTCCGGTGGCAGATAGAACCGAGGTACTGCTACCTACAAAATTAAGGGCAGTTGCTTCGATAGTTACGTATCCGAAACCTGCAACAATATCTCCCCGGATAGATGCTTTCTTATACGAACTCTGCCACCAGCTAAGAGAGTATCCTCCAGGCATTGCGATAGCATCTTGTTCTGTATATGCACCAAAAGGAGATGTGTCACCAGCCACAGATCCATCACAAAACACGATACCTTTATCACAGGAGGCACCATTGTAGATGATACCTATAGCACACGTAACATTATTGTTTGGTGTGTAAGTTGCATCAGCGCCAGCAGCAAGCCACAGGATAGGAGTAACTGCATTACCATCGAAATAGTTGGGAGTCATCCGAGATGTACTACCCTTATTCCATATATCTATCTCTAGTCCGTGAGCAGCTCCAGATCCAATCTCACGAATAGTCTCCATGTAAGATGCATATACTGTCTGCACACTGACTGAGTTATTGTTGTGAGCATAAGCTTCCAAGCCTACAACTCCCATACCTGTGGCAACACCTGCAGACTGGGAAGCTCCTAGAACACCTGCATGTCCTACAGGAGATATACCTTTTATAGCTGCAGGAGAGTTATTGTAGTGCCCAACTCCATTCATATAATCCACTGGAGGACCTGAATACATTCCCTGGAAACCTGCAATATCTAGTTTACCTACAGTAGTAACTCGACCTGTGAGAGATCCGGCACCTGTAAATGTAGCTCCAGCATCTACGATCCAGTTGCAGTCGCCAGTTGCAGAGGCTAGATTCCACACACCTTTAGTAACTTTAACTTGTCCGGCAGATCCGGCAACTGTTCTAGCAGATGCGAAGGCAGCATCAGAGGCTGTAGCTCCTGTAGGATCAGCGCCAGCGTAGGCTGCCACATATATCTCATATCCACCACCGCCGGAAATAGATAGATCTCCTGAGCCCAGGAGAGAGTTTCCATTCACAGTTTTAATATTAGTGCCAGATACTAGAGTGGGCTGCTTAGTTGCAATCGAGGCGGCCTGGGCAGTTGATACAGGCTTACTAACATCGGAGGTATTATCTACGTTACCCAGGCTTACATCTGCTTTAGTAAGAACTACTGCACCTGTGCGGCCTGCTACGGAAGTTACAGACCCAGATCCACCACCTGTTGGAACCTTAAATACTGCATGTCCAGTCAGGGTATCTTTAGTGAGGACATACTCATTAACTGCGCCAACCACATTAGTAAGAGTGTCTATGGCAGTTTGTGCATCTTGGGCACCTGTGCCTCCTGAAGCAATCCCAAGTGTGTCAGTAGGATCAAACTCGGCCAGGGACATAGCAGTCCCAGAAACTATATTTGCCTTAAGAGGTAATTTATCTGCCATATCAATCCTTAGATAATTGGGATATTGCTAGGTGTGAGATCTGTAAGATAGAAAGGTAGTGCACCTGTCGAATCTAGTGGTATGTTATTTGGTATTCCACCTGAGGTGAAGAATGGGAAAGAGTGGAATATGGTGTTATCTACTACCTTCACAGTGTCAATTGGAAAGCCAATAACTTCTACAATATCTGCAGCTGTGACAGGAGTCACAAGAGTTATAGAAGTAGATGAGCTCTCTGCATAGTTAGTGACATTTAACTGCTTATTCCCATTAACATAAACCCAGATAGAGTTAGTATTAGGAGCATAGCTAAAGGTGGAGATACTAAAAACTGTCTGTCCATCTACAGGAGAGAATCTCTGTGAAGCTAGTCCGCCAGAGATTATGGAAGATCCTGATCCACCGCCACTCCAAATATTTGCTGTCATAGAGATCTTTCTTAGTAACCAGCTGCCAGGATATTAGAGGCTTTTAGCATCTGAATCTGTTCTGGGATTAGTGTTCTATAAGCTGCAGCTTCTTCGTCTTTACCGATTGCTTTAAAGACTGTAGCTGCTGCGTCAAAAATAATTGCGTAAGGATGATCAAGAGCTACCCAAGAATTATATCCAAGATTTGTGATATCTGGATTCAGATAGCAGCCTAGGAGATAGTATTGTTCTTGGGTATCAGACTTGATATTTAAGTAAGCACCTGCGGCGTAGTAGATATTAGTTTTCTCTACTACATACCTATCGAGAGTATTCTCAGGGAGAACAAGTGATAGGAATTTGCCAGGAGCTTGGCCAGAGTTATCATACTTACGTAAGTATTTTACTGCGCGCCAGAGAGGTATGAGAGTTCTATACTCTAGCTGTTGCAGGTAATCAGAAGTCTGAAAGGATACACCAGTTTCGAATATATCTTTGTAATAGAAGTCGGACTGGTGAGCTTTGAGAGTTGCAGATTTGATGGCCGCAGTAGTCTCAGCTACACGATCAGGACGACCTGTAATTGTATATACCTCATCCACCAATTCTGCAAAGTTCATTTAGATTACCTGTTATCTATTATTTCTTAGTTACACTCATCAAGCGAGCAGCTAGGCCTACACCAGATCCGCCTTCAGCAGCTACTGCAATATCGGCAGTACTAGCTGGAGTTAGTGCACCCTGTGTGGAAGTTCCCATATCATTGGTTGGATCAATAGCGGCTGCTTCTGAGGCTTTATACTCAGCAATGATCTTAGCGCGCAAAGCAGCTAATGGATCTACAGCTTCTGAATCAATCTCGCGTTCGGCAGCATCAACATAAATTATCGGATGACCTTTTGCAATCTCGTCATCTAGTTCTGCAATCTCATCTGCAACTCCTGTAGCGAACTTACCTTGCACGAAAATGGCAGGTTTACCGTTACGGAAGATATAATTAACTGACGGGAGAGTTGCTTTGTAAACTCGTAGTAAAGACATTTTGTTTCCTTAGGGATAGAAGGTGCAAGTTTTTATTTTAGGCAGAACTTGCAAACTGCCCGCCCTAGGAAGGAGCCGGATTAACCTGCTGCAGCTGCAGTCAAGTTATAAACGATTGAGTTAGCAGGAGGATTCTTGATAACACAAGTGAGTTCGGTAGTCAGGGTACCGCCGACAGCATCGATACCGTTGTCAGTAGCATCCATATCACCACCTTCTGGCATGTTAAACTCTTTATTCTGAGTCTTACGATCACCAAGATAAGCCAAGCGGAATGTGGACAGATCTACTGCAACTGCCATTTTGCTCCAAGAGGTATTGGAGTTAAACAGTGGATGCTCGATCATGCGGAAAGTTCCACGAGCAGTCTTGAATGTGGAGAACTGCAGACCGTAGGAAGTTTGTCCATCGGTAATGTAGTAAGTACCATTCAAGCGGCCGATGTTGTTAAGAACACGCTTAGCAGTTCCACCGACAAACAGTACACGCTCATTAGCTACTTTAGGATCAGTAGCTTGGTTGAATACTGGATCGAGGAAACCTTCCAACTGTGTGTAGTTAGTGGTACCGCCGGCAGTATTAACGTTAACAGCGCTGAAGTAGGAAGGATAGTAAGACAAGTTACCAACAATGTTGATCAATCCATCCATAGTACGGAATGGTTGTCCATTGCGCGAACCTTGGGACTTCTGACCAAAGAAGATAGCTTTCTCAATATCGGCAGCATGGAAAGCTGCGCAGTCCTGGCGAGATTCAGCGACGTTAGTCTCGCCTGCAATCATCATCGTGGAACGAACTGTGTCAGAGATAGCCCAAGTATTACGGAAGATCTGAGTCAGATTGGTAATACGAACTGGGTTGATAATCAGAGACTGAGGACGTACAGAGGACTCTTCGAAAGCATTACCAACTTGGAACAAGTTAACAGATGCTGCGATAGCCTGAGCTGCCACAGTACCAACTGCACGCTGCACAGATACGCTAGTACCAGATACGACGGCATTGATAAGAATGTTCTCGCCAGTTGTATCTACACGCATAATCATGCCTGGGAGCACGTTAGATGTAGAACCTACTGTGAAGATTGTGTCAGTTGCAACTTGGCCGGCAGCAGATACTGTCAGCTGAGGGAACAACATTGTTTTAGTAAAGAATCCATGTTCAACTTGCACAGCTGTGTCAGAAGAAAGCATGGAAGTCATACCAAAGAGGGGCGCAGTACCATTTGGCATCAGACGAGTAATCATCGATGCAAACGATTTCTTTGCCAGATCTTGGGTAAGTTGACCAGAGTTAAAAATACCAGCGGACATTTTAGTTTCCTATATAAAAAGAGTTATTGAGGATTACAGCAAGCTTTGGCCCAAACCTGTGATAGTCACAGTAGGAGCGAAAGTTACAGCATTCAAGGAAAGTGTGGAGGAAGCGTTAGCAGAGAGAGTAACACCAACACCTTGCTGGATACTGATAATGTTACCAGATACACCAGAGCCAGTTACCAGTTGGCCAACAGAGAGTTGCGAAGTCTGGAACTGGGTTAGGCCAGTCAGAACTGCAGAACCGTTGGTTTGGTTAACAGCAAAAGTCTGAGGAGGAGTACCGTTGGTAACTTGTACCAAGAAGTCCTTAACAGAAGATGCGTTAACTGTGGAGGTATTAGCACCGAGAGTTACACCAGTACCGGCAGCAATAGTTGCAGCGAAAGCCACAGTATTGATATAGCGCAAACGGAAACTCAAACCAGGTTGCACTGCATTACCGCCAGCTAGGCCATTGGTAGGAGATTGCTGGAAAGAGTAGTTAGCTACCAAAGCTGCAATGATATTAGCAGCAGTGTCGGTAGTATCTGTGTATGCACCAACTGGGCCAGTACGGCTTAGAACTCCAGCAGTTAAGAGAGCGGCGGTAAGAATACCTGCGCCGACAGTACCTAACGACTGGATAATTTCAGCTCCACCGATAACATCACCAGGAAATACCTGACGTTGCAAAGAGCCATCATAAATGACAGGCTTAAAGATCATAGAAAACTCCTATAAGGAAAGATTAAGAAAGGAAAGCAGACCAATCCTCAGATTTCGCTGCCTTAGCCGCTGCACGAGATGCAGGAGTTTCAGGAGCCTTCGGTGCAAATGTTGAACCAAGAGCTGCGAAATAATCATTAACTTGTGATTGAATCTCAGAAGATGTTGCAGAAGGATTCTTACGAACCAGCTGCTCACCAAGAGCTTGAACCAAAGGAGTTAATGCAGGATTGTTTAGTAGGGGATTGTTGTCTTGAAGGTTCTCGTTTACAGAGAGCTTCTTAACTAGAGAGGGTAGTCTTGCGTCGAAACCTTGCTGTGCTTTCTCGAGTGCTTGGTCTACAATTTTGGTAGTAGCAAACGCTGATTGTGCGTATACAGATTGTGCGACTTTATTCATTGATTCTGCAAAAGCTTTAACTGCTTGCTCACCTCCAGCTGCGATAGCTTGAAGATGTTCAGGAGAAATAGTCTTTGTAAAATCTACCTTGCCTGCAGCTTCCATCATTGATTGCGGAGTAACATTCGCAAACATTGGCTGGTTACCTTCAGGTGCAGCATTTGTAGGAGTTTGCCAGATGTCCTTAAATGTATCTAGCGGGGATACAGGATCAGTGTTGGTAGCTGCAGGCTGTGCTGGGACAATACCATTCGAGGCAGTTTGTGGAGTTGCCTGAGTTCCTGGCATTGGTTGGCCTGGGTTAGCTACTTGCGTAGGACCTCCGGGAGCAGGAGGTGTGTTAGCGGGAGTTGCAGCTGGTTGAGCTGGGCGAAAGAGATCCATAATGTTCATGATAAGTTCCTAGAGTTAGTCGGCCAAGTTACGAAGTTGCTGCTCAGACTCGGAACTCCGAAGCAACATTACACGGATAATAGACATTTGGCCTTTCAAGAATGCCTCATCCTGTGCAAATTTTAATGGATTAGTTGGGTCGAAATCCATATTTAGTCGGCTCTCAGCTATCTGTGAAAGTTCATTCTGTAGGAGAGCCACTTGGTCCGCTGTAAGAATTGAACCTGCTAGTACCTCCCGTCGAGAGAGTTCATAGTGAGAGAAAGTTCCTTGTGTTATCTTAGCCATTTTTATATACTAGGTTGAAGAGGGTTGGGAAGCTGATGCAGGATTAGTACCAGTTTGCTGTCCTGAAGGTGCTCCAGGCTGGTATCCAAACTGCTCAGGTTTAGGTTGATCTGGTAGGAGTTTCTGTACCATCGCTTGTAGATCTTGCATAGTAACTCCATCGATTTTCATAGTAGCTGCTTTCGCAAGTTCTGCAACCTGGGCCGCCGCACTTTGCCATTGTTGCATAGCTTGTTCGTAGGCCATCTGCTCAGGAGATTTCTCGAAAGGTGTCAGATCTACGTTCCTTGTTTTCATCATATACGAGAAAGCAGGAGCGAGATTATAACCAGCACCAATCTGGGGAGATGATCCCATAGTTTGGATAGCAACAGTGAAATCATCCCCACCGATCTGTTTGTCAGTAGGAGTGAGTCCATCAGTTACTTTGAACTGTGCCTGAGATTTCCGGAGAGCAACAGGATCGATCTTAACTGTAGACTGAGCAGAAGGAGAGTAGATAGAAACTCCTGCCTGATACTGCATAATGTTAAGTTTCAGAATCTGCTTGAGAGGAGTAAAGACTTGAGACTCTAGGAGCATCGAAGTCATCTGATCCCTACCATTGGCATTATTCATAACATCAGCATATTCGTGCTGAGTCTTGTTACCTTTAACAAACTGACCTTGCTTAGCTTGGTTCTGTCCGTTAACTGTATTTGCCATTTGCATCATCTGTGGTAACTCTTGGAAAGCTACAGCAGATTGGTCATCTCGGAACGGGAATGCATACACAGCTTCATTGATTGGTTTACCATAAGCTGCAGGACGCACTGGGATCTTGGCAGAAGGATTATCGCTATTTATATGGGCCTCAGAAACTCGTGAAGGGTCATAGAGAGTACGATCAGAAACTGCCCTACGACGGGCGGCCATAGCAGAATTAACTAGCGCAGATGAAATGTCCTGGAAAGGTTTAGCATTCTCAGCGAGAGACTTTGTCTGGAATCCTAGGCCATCTTCATTAGACTGGCCAAATAGGACGGGCAGGTAACCGTGTGCATTAGTTTGTCGCTCAGCGTAGATTAGTACTTGGTGGTTAACAATATAGAACTTCCACACCTGGGGAGTATTAGCTGATGGAACTCGTAGACCAAAATCTGCTGGGATAATGCGCGCATAGAGTTTAGTTACCTCATAGAGATTCTTGTACTGTATCTCACCTTGGGGACGATCTAGGATACCTGCCCAACTCATCCAGTCAGTTGTGCGTTTAGGATCTATCTGCATGAGAGCTGCAGGATTAATCTGTGGTATATAGTAAGATTCGATACCACCAGTTCCAGAACCTCCCTGAGTTCCCATCCCGGACTCGAAAGCAGCTTTCACATTAGAGATCATCTTATCTGGAAGCTCATTGATAAACTTCTTCAGATGGATGCGGCTCATCAGTTTCGTAGTTCCTACAAACTCACCATTCTTATAGATCTCAGTCGGCTTGTAGCGAGTATCGAAGAAAGTGTTATATAAGTCCCAGCGTTCCAGAGTATTACCTTCCCAGATAACTTGCTTGGGTTTGCCTTCCTTACCTGCTTGGAAAGACAGATCAGTTTCTACAGCCTCTGTAACTTCCCTGCCCCAATCAACTTCTACAGCGCCAATGTTATACTTAAAAATGTCCCTAAAAAATATCTGTAACTGCTGTACCCATCCACCGCGAATAGAGTTCTCTTCCATAATCGCTTGGTACTGGAGAGCTGTATCTTCCTCAGCCGCAGGAGCAACCATCCCGAAGATGGGAGAGCCTGTAAGAAACACAGAAGATTGATAAGTTACAGCGGCCTCTACTTGAGGCATGACAACTGGAACCGTTACATTCTGGAACTTAGTTGGGTCACCGTAGCGATTAGCAAGCTTAGCGCGCCAGCCTTCCTGAGTCCAATCATTTTCTCGGATGTAAGAGAGATCTCGTTGGCGCATTTGTTCTCGCAAGTTCCATTGCTGATTAAGCATTGAGTAACATTGCTTGTGGAATTGGATGAGCGCGGATTGAGATTTCTCTGGGATGATTAGGGGAGTTGCTGATGACATATTAGTTTTTGGAGGGTGATAGGAAAGAAGGAGTTGGTAGAGTTAGTACTTACAAGTTTCCCAGCCTGCCAGGAAACATTGTTGTCCCTCTACCAAAGAGATCTTACCTGCACATACAAGTTTCTTAACTCTAGTCTCCAGAGCATCTTTTACGTGAGCACCAGAAGCTCCTACCCAAGATTGTATGGCTAGGTTCTCAATGTGGGATGGATGGCCGCCAACCTCCAGAGGAACTATATGATCTAGCTCGTACTGCGGGGCATCTTTCCAGGATAGACCTTTTGCTAACAACTCTGCCTTTTTAATCGAGTTGGTGTAAGTTACAGAAGGCCGGATGGTTGCTGTGTAGCCGGAGGTACAGATAGTGCGGGAAATATTATCTTGGGTAACAGCTGGGTTAGTGGAACCAACAGCGTAGGCAGATGCACAGGTTAGAGATGCTAGGGAGAGGGTGAGACTAGAAAGGAGAGTTTTCATATGTAGATCCTATACGAACTTTGGAGAATTCCTGCTCTTCAATAATAGTTCTAGCAAGTAGAAGATTAGAGTACATCTCTATTACTTTCGGAGCGTATGTAAGGCAGTCTAAAATACCATCAGTGTTATCTCGTTTCAGAGGATTAAACTGTGATATCTGTAAGTTAACTTGTGCTTTGCAATCTGGGTGGACAAAGATCTCTCCAGCCAGTAGTTGTTTGAACATCGTAAGGATACGAGAGTTCTTAGAGTAAGAGCCCGAGTAAACTTCCACAGCTTCGATACCAATAATCCCTCGCTGGAGACAGATAAACTCGAACCAATATTTAAGCGTGTACTGATAAGCATTTGATTCAATTGCAATAATACGGCAGTTCTTAGATAGTGCTATCTTAAGGGATTCTGCGATTGTGTCACCTGGGGATAGGCGCTCTTCTATCAGTTTCTTACATACTGGGTATCCATTATGGATCTCAAAGTACATGATAGTTACTGCATCAGCGCCCGGCTTATCTGTGGCAGGATCGATGACAATAAAGTTTCCGAAATGTATATCATCTTCTTGGAAAGGATAATCCGGGAGCTTGTTAAGATCTACAAGGTTATTAACTGAGGCATTCTCGTCGTTAAGAACTTCTGCAAAGAATACCTCTGGTCGGCCCATTGCCAGATCATTCTCGTATTCTTTCATCAGCTGGGATATTGGCTGTAACTCTTCCCAGAGACTTTCTCCAGATGATAAGATTCCACCTGCGATAAACTTAACCCAAGTAGGATTATGCTTGAGTTTGCGCAGGAGAGAGTGTTTGGTAGGATACATGTTAGCAATGAAGATGAAGAGGCATCCGTGAGGGCTCTTAGCTTTCATCGCAGTACCTACCATCCAGGTCTCTAGTTTCGCAGAGACTGTCTCAGAATCAGCATCTTCGCGAGTTTGTATGTCGTCAAAGATCATAACATCTGGGCGCTCATTCTCAAGAGTTATACCTCGAATGTCAGATTCAGCGCCTGCACCCATCAAGATAACATTGCGCCCCCGAAATCCAAATCTCTTGAGATCTTGTCTGTCTGTCTCGGCTCCTAGTTTCCAATCTCCGAATACTTTCTTCATATTAGTTTCAGAGAGCATCGACATAATATCTGAGATGATATTATTTGCTTTAGTCTGAGTACCACAAATGATGAGGATGAATTTCTTTTTGGTGAAAAGGATGCAGAAAAGAACAAAGATCTTTATGAGCATAGTTTTACCGAAACCGCGTGGGAGTCCGATCGCTAGTTGCGAGAAATCACGAGTCCTGGTTACATAAGAGACTAGCCAATTCCAGATAGATTTGAATACTGGTGGAAACAGGTAGCGAAAAACTACTGGCATTGCGAGAGCGGCCAGGAAATCGAGAGATTCTTTTGCTAGTTTCTCTACCTGATCTACCTGGAATACTGACTCTTTCGCAACTTCAAACTCATCTATCTCTAGGGGTGCAGTTTCTACGGTGACAGGAGTATCAAAGCCTAGAGCGGCTGCATCTATTCTTGCCATAGTAGTTTATTTGGTTCTTTTGGAGAGCAGGAGCTGGATTCTGAGCAGTTGGTCCCGAGCTGCGGCCTTATTTCGCTGCTCTAATTCTGCTTTCTTAAGAACTTGTGCTAACATTTCCGCCTCCTTGGAGTGTGGGAGAGCCGACATTTGGAACTCCTTTCATTTTCGCTAGTAACTTATCCATCGACGCAGATTGTACTGTAACCAGATCTTGTGCGCCAGCCTTAATTACCTGGTTATTTATATTAGTTGTGAAGTTTTGCAGGATTTGTGTCGGCATCAGGAGTTGCACGACAGTCTGCTGGGAAGTTATCGATTCTGGGGCAGATGATCCGCGCCTCTTAGCTCCATTAATTATCTGAATTGATTTTAGAATCTCCATCGGACGCATCATGTAGGGAAGGCAGTCTTTTAGTTTCGTAACTAACTGATCTTCGAGAGAGTCATAAGCGGCATCGCGCGTGTTGTGTTTCGCTAGATTCTCGAATCTTAGTTCCGCAACTTGTGATGCAAACTCGGGTTGTGATAGGAGCTGGGAGATGCGGGAGGTAGATACGCCTACAGCTGCCGCGACTACTTCTGGTCCTAACCCTTGTCCTAGCAAGGTGAGGGCGCGAGATTCTGTAGAGGTTGTGGTGGATGAGGACATAGTAAGATTTCTTTTATTCCTAGGTATGGGTAGATGATATAGGAGATGTTGGTAGGTAGGTAGGAGGGATAGTAATGGAGGGGTTGGGTTTGGTTTTGGAAAAGTTTAGTAAAATTGGAGGGATGAAATAGGCTACAGGCGAGGCCAGAGCCAAAAAAGGCTTCTACCCCCCCCTGTCTGCCGGATGAGAATGATTCTTGTTTCGATTTGGCTCGGAGATATGAACTATGGACTAACCAGTTAGTACATTTGGGTAGATGGGTATGGTATGGTTGGGGTAGATGGTTGGGATAGGCGCTAGGTATGGGAGAGACAGGATAGGTTGTAAGTTTCGTGCAAGCTGGGGCGCGATGTGACATTTTTGTCAGTCTCAGCGCGAGATAAGAGTGTGTGACAAAAATGTCTGACACGATTGTCGGGTAAGCAAGTATCGTGCCAGTGGATGTAAGGTAGGCGTAAGAATAGGTAGAAACTACTGGATATGCATACAGGTTATGGGTCTATATGAGTCTATTTTCAGACAGTCTAGGGGGCGTAAGACACACAGTTAATTTGAGAGTTGGCACACAGCTTGCTTTATATATTACATCACCAACCCTGCTCAACTAACTAAGGATTTATATCATGCGTAAGATTGAAACGTTTAACAACACTGCGACACAAACCCGCGTCTATTGGTGCGTTGAATGGCAAGAATACCAAGTTAAATTTTATCGTGTTGCTGGCGGTGCGTTTAAAATTGATTCTGATAGTACATATCACACTGACAACAAGCAAGATGCTATCGATACAGCACGTAAAATGAATGCTACTTATCGATAATTGGGATGCACTCACAAATTAGATTCTAGGTGCAGCTAATGTGTGTTAGAATCTAATTCGGGAATATCTCCCATTGGTCTCACCACCATAAACCCATAAACCATATCACAAGGATTCTATATCATGTCTACATTCTCTCAAGCTCACACAGTCACATTATTCGATGCGAAAAAATCTCAAGCATTGACCGGACAGCGGTTAGCGAAAGTAAGATATAAAACTACTGCCAAACAAGTTGCAAAGTTTCCCTCGGTTTGCGCCTCGGTGCCATTTCTCTCCCATGATGCTATCGAGGAAAGTATTGCTGCTCTCTTACCTCATATTCGCTTGATGCTAGAAAATGCTCAAGATGGAGTTATTAGGAGCTTGTATGAGAGTTCCGAAGGTTCTCTGTCTCTTGTCACTGATTCTGACATTTCTATCGCTGCTTGTATCGGTTTTCTGGAAACTGTAGAAGCTGGCACTAGGTTGACAAAAGAGTTTATTGAATCTTGGTTCTCCTCGAATGTGCAGGAGATGCTAGAAGCTGTAATTGTCGAGAAACTAAGTTTTGTAGGAGATAAAGAGTTGACACCAGAACAATCAGTTACGATCTCGAAACATTGTAATGGTTACAAAGATTTGTACGCTAGTTTGGCCGGGGGAAAAACTATTCTGCAACCTACTCAAATTTCCTCGCTACTGAAAGTGCTAGATTTGGTTGATTCTGACGAGGTAGGAGATAAATTGAAAGCTCGATTAGTTTCGATGCAGAATAAACCTAAGATTGAGGAGTTGCTAGAGTTGTGAGATTTCACACCAGATAAATAGCTAGATATATTCACTCGATAGTTATGTGACAGATAACTATTTAATTGATTATAAGTTTCGACCCTCGAATAGTGACTATTTGACTTTTTGACTTTTTGACTATTGACCCCGCGACCCGTTTTGACCCCCCCCTCGACCCCTCACCCATAATCTTTCTATCTCCTATAACTCCCATACTTCCTAGTATCTATCTATCTATCTATCTATCTACCTCCCATCTATCCACTACCTATCCTATATCTTATATATACCTACCACTTAAAAATTAGATACTAGATATGTATAGGGTATATATATAGTATGTATATAGATAGATATATGTATATTATAAGTTTCTTATATTCTTATTATGATTTTAATTTTTAAGTGGGGGTTAAATATATACCGGGTGATAGGTTATAACTCCCATACACTACTCGCTAGTTACTCTGGGTATGGGAGTTACTGGTATATAGGAGTTATGTCTATAGGCCCGGGGTTGACCCACGACCGGGGGTGTGCTACCCTATGGTCAAATAGTCACTTGGTCAAATAGTCACTCGCCCTTCCCATAAACTTTCTAAACAAAGGAAACTAAGCTATGCCTACAAACTTCATACCCACACCAAACATAGTACCAGAGCTAACAAAATGGCTGCACTCATTCTCACACCTGCCCCTTGACTGGATAGTCTCCACATTAGGGGAGCAAGGTTTCACACGTGACGAGGTATCAGAAGCAATCAAAGGATATATAAATGACACAATCTAACTCTGGCGCGCCTGCTAAGTATCGCCCGTATTTCATAGCATCGCAGATACAAGAGATACTAAGATGCTTAAAAACTAGCTCTACTGATTATGATCTGATAAGATACCTAGAAACATTTTCAGCTAAGATAGAGTTTGGTACAGTATCTTTTCATAAGCCTACACCTAGACACCTCTCAGGCTCACAAGATTCTATACAAGATTCTCAACCTACCCCTAGTCTACCAACTGATGTACCCTACTCAGTAACCAGAGAGCGCCTATATAAACGCTGGCTAGATTCCCCAGAGAATCTAACATCCTATCAGCTAGAGCAGGTATCTATCTATCGATATGAGAATGATATGATGACGCCTGACGAGGAGATAGGATATGTAGAAGCTCTGGCGCGAGCAGAAACAAAAGATATGTATGTAGGGAAATAGGAGATATAGATATGTTTACACTTACTGGATTGATACTATCATTTATACTAGCTGGAATGTTTCCAGTAGATACAGCCCCGAACCCAAGCCCGACCTATGAGACACATGAGACACCTACACAGACTGATAAACCTAGCATTACTAATAACTAACCTAATGATACTAATCATACTAACTTATTTATATGTCCACACCCACATCTAAAACATCCTCCAAAACATCTAAAGCATCCAGAGTATCTAACCGACACCTATCCTGGCTAGATCATGCATTCCGGCATTTCTCAGATTCTTATTCACCTACATACGATACTTGCATCGACCAAAGAGACGAGCACCTAATGTATCTATGCCTACTATCTCACATAGGCGCTTTTTCGTAGTTCCTGAGAGATATTCTCCATATATACACCCCTAGGAAAGCTGGTGTATATATTGGGAAACCTCCCACACTGTAACTAACCATTGTAACCAAGGATACTATCATATGAAAATACTATGCTCTATATCTGGTATAGAGTTCACTTGTGAACACTTCCCAGCTTATCTATCCGCGAGAGAAATAGCTCACCCAATATTCTCTCTACCCCAGAAGAAACTACTATCTTACCTAGGTAAGTGGTCCTCCTCGGAGCTAACACCAACCGATTCTTACCTACTATTCCTATCTATCCTAAATTCCTCCTCCCTAGTAGAATTCAGAGTGCCAGTTACCCGCACTCACCTGACTGATTCTCTAGTTGCTCAAAACATGGAGGGGTTATCCAAAATCGTATCTCGTATAAATGCAGTAACATCACCTGCCGCAGTATTCCCTCGCTATGTAGTCTCACCTGATACTAAAACCCTAGATAACATATCAGCTTGGATAGAGAATTGGGAAGAAGCATGGCAAGATTTCCAAGATGGATATGCTAGAGAGTACGAGTCCAGGAAACTAATAACCCGCGAGGCTGCACTAGAGCGATTGATTAAGAATCCACACCTACCAGTATCTGCTTATGCATCTAAGATAGCAGACTGGGCGGCGATAGCAGGTAACTTCCCAGGGTATCTAATTACCTCACCATTCTCAGGACTAAAAATATCTATGTCAGATTACTGGAAAGATATTATCCAAAGATGTTCCAGAGAAGAATCTATCTTCGCTGTCCCTCAAGTAGATATACAAGACCTACTAGACCACTGCGAAACTAACATATCTATCGGGACTATCTGGTCTAACTCTCTCTTTAAGGTTCTGAGAAATGCAATAACTAAACAGCGTAACTTCCTAGGCCTAGGAGATATGGACCTATCCCGTTCTAAGTTTCGTATCCTATCTGAAGATGATACAACCGAGACAGCTAACATTAAGGCCATGATAGATTCTGCACCAGAGCATGAACCATCACTAGAGCAGTACCCAAATAAGATAGCTTATCTAAAAGCTAAACTACGCTGGCAGATGGCTAAGAAATATGGTACTCCCCCAGCTACACAGGAAGATGGAGATATAGTATGACCAACACCTCTGGACAACAGATAAACTTACTAGATGACTTCGCCGCCCTAGTAGTAGACTACCAAGCGGCTGAAAGAATCGAGACACAATTCTATCTGTCACCTACCTTTGTAGCTTCTCAGCTAGAAAAGTACTATCTCCTACGCTGGCAAGGTGATTACCTAATATCTAAGGTAGATACTTGTCTAGGTATCCGCCCAGATACCCTAACCCATCAAGACACAGTCTACCATCTAAGATATATAGCTCTTACACCTTATGATCTAGTAGCTAATCAAGATGCACAATATAAACTATCATTTAGAAAGCATAAGAACTCCCAGACTGGTGTAGTTCTAATTAAGAAAGTGTAATATGTCCCCCACACCTACCACGATAACCAAAACTAGGTTACAAGAGATTGTAGCTAAGATGCGAGCAGATAAGCTAGCTGCCCAAAAAGCATCACAAGTTCCAGAGCCGACACCAAACCCTGAACATACCGGCAATGCTGCAGGTGCCACAGATAAGAATGGTAACCTTATCTCCTACAACTCCAAGCAACAAGAGTTTGTATCTCTAGCATCTACCGGTGCATCATGTGTTCTTATCGGTGCCGCAGGTACAGGTAAAACAACCTGTATGAAAGGTACAGTATCTACCCTAATCGACTCTGGTTTCTTAGGTCTTCTACAAGCCGAGGGACACAAACACCTATCTACAAACTCCCCAGGTATTGCTATCTGCGCCTATACTCGCCGCGCAGCTAATAATATACGAAAGAATCTGTCCTTAGATGTGCAATCTAACTGTATCACAATCCATAAACTCATAGAGTATACACCTGTATACTATGCGGTAGTAGATGAGGCTACGGGTACTGAGAAAACTAAGATGTGTTTCGAGCCTACAAGAAACCAAGCTAACCCGCTACCAACATCTATCAAAACCATCATATTCGAGGAATCTTCTATGATAGGTACTGATCTATACAAGGAAGTTATAGCAGCTTGCCCGCACCGACCCCAACTAATCTTCCTAGGAGATATTCAGCAACTCCCGCCTGTCTTCGGACCTGCTATCTTAGGTTTCAAACTCCTATCTCTCCCGGTAGTTGAACTAACCGATGTCTACCGGCAGGCTTTAGAATCTCCTATCATAGCTCTAGCCCACCGTATTCTTTCAGGCAAACCTATCCCGCATAGAGAGTATGCAGATTGGAAGAAACCAGATCAGCTAACTATACATGCATGGAAAAAGAAGATCTCTGCGCAAGATGCTCTATCTACTGCAGGACAGTTCTTTATAGCAGCTGAAAAATCTGGAGCTTATGACCCTGAGGAAGATATGATCCTCCTGCCATTCAATAAGTCTTTCGGAACTATTGAACTAAACAAGATCATAGCTAACCATCTCTCTAAGAAACGAGGTGTTGATACCTATGAGATAGTTACAGGATTCTTTAGACACTACTTCAGTGTAGGAGATAAGGTGCTATATGAAAAGGAAGATGCTGAGATTGTTAAGATCGAAACTAACCCAGCCTACTCTGGAGCTAAGTGTCTTCCACACTCTCCAACACTAGATTACTGGGGATATGATCCTGTAACTAAGATACCTGACACAGCTAACCCTGATGATTCTAGCCAAGCAGATGTAGATTTCCTGCTATCCCAAGTAGCAGCCTCAGATCAGGAGCGTGTACATCAAGCATCACACACTCTCCATCTAAAGATGCTAGACTCTGAGCAGAT